TTGTTTAATTGAATTAATCTAATATCGTTTGCCATTAGTAAAAATATACGTTATTTGTCAACTTATAGTCTTGTGGTGTTTGAGAGGTTGCTATTAATTTTCCTCTAAAAACTATTTCGTTGTCTTGATTTAATTTGATTTGAAACTTTTGATTTTCTGTAAAAGTATATTCAAAAGACAAAAACAAAACACCATCTGTAACTGTATGAGTGTTATCTACATTTTCAATAACTTTAGTAGCTTCGTTAAACAAAGATAAATTTATATTCTCTTTTGGATAATAACGAGGTATTAAAGTTATTATGTGTTCTGTATCTTCTGGATTAACTACTTTCATACTTATATAACTGAAAAAACTATAAAAAATTAATCAACCAAAGCCAAAAATGCTGATATTGTTGCGCTATCTAATTTTGGAGATAACACTCCCGTTGTAGAAACACCTGTTAAAGTATATCCGTTTAATTCTCCTTTTGCACCTCCTGTTGATTGTACTACTGTAAAATCAATTCCATCATCAATACCGATAGCGTGGTAAATGCCATTTCTATCTTTTACAACTGCCATAGGAAAACCATAAGCCAAAAGATTAAGCTGTGCGGAAGAAACCGCATCAATCTTTTTAAGAACTATTGTTGTTGTTTGTGTGTTTACGCTTGTGCCTGAATTTCTATCAGGTACTAAACTCTCACTTACATTATTTCCATCGCCTTCAATTTCGTACTCAAAAACAGTTGTCAAATCAGCATTAATCGCTGTACATATACCATTGGCATAAGTAAAAGGATTTTCAACGTAATTAAATAAAAACAGTTTACCTAAACCTCCTAAACTTTGTTTGCAGGGTCTTAATCTTCCTGCCGTTATATCACAAGCCATATATTAAAAATTAAAATAAAGGGAGCAACTAAACTCCCTTTGTTACTTGTTATTTGTTATGGTCTAGCCCAAACAATCTCTTCTCCGTTGTAATATTGAACGCCACCAGAATAAACCATTTTCATTCTTATTTGACCTGTTAATAAACCTACTTCATCCTCATCAACAATTGAAAGTTGATTGAAATCTTGCTCTAATCCTGTACCGAAAACTAAATTTTTAGCTTCTGCAATTACGATTGTGCTTGTAGGTAATCCGTTTACTTCTGTCAAAGTATATCTACCAAAACGCATTTGTCTTTCTTCTGCACCTAATCCGTTTGTAATAGCTGGTGTAGTCAAACTAAAGCTATAAAATTGGAATACATCAGGCGAAACCATTACATTCAAAGTTCTTCTTCTCAAAGGTATTGGAATAGCAGCTAATGCTTTTTTCAATTCAGTTACTACGTTTGCCTCTGTAACTGCATTAAGAGTTACATCGATAACATCTGCATCAGCTAAAAATAATTTCAAGAAACCATCCCACTCAGCAACGTTTGAACTATTGCCATTCCAAATTTTGTAATCAATATCCTCCGAAGTTTCTGCCAATACTTCAACTTGGATAGCTTCTACAATATCAGCAGGAGCGTTTGGATTTGAAGCACTTGCTCCCATTGTTTCTTGCGACCACGTTGCTCTAAAATCTTCTTTACATACTTGTAAATCGTTTTTAAGTTTTTTTGGTGATAAAACTTTTTCTGTCAAAGTAATTGCACCCTCTGGAGTAAAACCACAAGAGTAAGCAGTTGTTCCGTCTGTGTAACGGATTTTTCTCATATTTAGTTCGTAACCTACGTTAGGCGCAAGAGTTACTAAACCTAATCTTAAAGTATCAGCTTCTTTAAAAGCTTTTCCTATAATCGCTCCCGCTTCTTTTCCAGCGTAATTCGATTGTACTGATGTTGTTGTTGCCATTTATATCTTATTATTTAATTATGAAAATGCTATTGATGAAGCCAACGCTCCAATTCCTGTTACAAAGTATGAAGTACCATCTGAAACTAATTCTACAAAATCCCCGATTGTTTCTGCCGAAGCTGAAAGCGTGATTGTAGTTGTTCCTGCTGATGCAACAAACGCACTATTAACAATTGCACCGCCTCGCACATTTGCGCCTGTAGATACAATAGTCCAAGCTGTTGTTGCAAATGTTTGAGCTGTGATTATTCTAACTTTAAATCCACCCACAGGGGCAGGCAAAGTAATTGCTTTTCCTGTTGTTGCTTTTAAGTATAACACTTTTCCGCTATCGCTTTGTGTTAAAGTTGTTGCTGCTGATAATTCTGTAGTATCTACAGCTAACATTTGTGTTCCGTAAATTATTGTTCCTCTTGTACTTCCCATTTTAATTATTTCTTAAATTATGTAATATTCTTTGTTGTTTGTTCATTTTAGATAAATCAACTTGAAACTCAGGTTGTTTAATTCCTTTTGATGCAGGTTGTTTGCCTAAATCTTCTACTTGCGCAGTAAGTGTTACAAGTTTTTGTTCTTGTTCTGAATACTTAATCAAAATGCTTTTAATTGCGCTTTCGATTTCACTTGCGATTTTAGCATCGTTTGAAATTTTGCCATCTTCTCCGCCCATATCAGTAGGGGCTTGTTCTGTTGGCATTGTTCTAACTTCTGCAATAACTCCATCTTCTGTAACGATTAAAACCGTTCCATCCTCTAAAGGATGTTCTCCAACAGGAACAGGGACTTTTGTGCCATCCTCTGCCGTAATCCACACATTTTGACCTACAACCATTGTTTCTCCATCGTATTCGATAGTTAACTCACCATTAGCGGTATTAATGCTACCTAATTTAATTTCTTGCTTTGGTGTCAAAGCAAGTTTTATTTGATTAGGTAAATCTTTTAAAAGTTCCATAAAACTTTTTTCAATTTCTTTACTC